TTTTTGGTAGAAATTAAGTGCTAATACAACAAAAGGGCGACATAAAGCCGCCCTTTTGAATCGAAAGTAATCTAATTATTAGATTGCTTCTATATCTGTAGGTTTAGTTACAGTCACAGTTTGTGAATCAGATAAAGTCTGCTCACCACTTGATAATGCACCTAGTGTACCTGTGTCTAATACAAGACCAACTTGTCTTGCTATTGTGTCAATGTCCACTGCGTGATTGTCTGCAACCATATAGATTTCATTACCATTGCTTTTGAACTGAATGATATGAGCCATTCCGCCTAAAGCGTCAGATAACTTCGCCGCCGCCGCATCAGATGCCGCAACTGCTAAACCACTTCCAGAAAGTACAATTTTAAACATACTTACAGAAGTAAGTTCCTGTATAGTTCCTCTAGCCACTGCTGTTGGATTTGTTCTTGTTAATGTTGCCATGATATATCCTCCTTTTTCTCTTTGATATTATTATGACTTGCACATCGCTCAAATGTGCTTACAGTGGTATTTATAGGGTTTTGGTAGAAATTGTGTGATACTATTAATTCTTAGTGCTTTTTGCCCTGGACTGCAATGCTTTGAGCACCTGCACAAATGAAGGACCTGCTTTCACTATATCATCTAAAAGTTTAATTGCTGGTAGGTAGGCTGACACAACAGAGCCAGGTATGCTCTTACCCGATAGGGCAAGGTCTATGAAACGTTTAAGTTGTACAATGTTTTTACCACCAACAAGATATCTATAAAGTGCAAGGTCTCTGCCCTGTGTTGAAACGTCCGGCACACTAATCTTAGGTTCGTTGTCTGGTACGTTGCCAGTCTCAAGATTCCTGTCCGCGGCTAATTTTTCAAGATGTTCTATTATATCAGAACTTCTTAATTTTGCTCTTGCGGCGTGTAATAATCTTGTCACACTCATACGTTTATCTCTATCACTTAATCTATCATAACTTAAAATATCTCTTCTGACAGTTTTATAATCTGTGTTTCTAATATTCAAACCATTCTCTACATTAAGGAAGAATTGCAACACACTAGATGGATTCAAACCCGATCCAATTTCTCCTAGATATCTATTAAATGCCATTGTAGGAAACGATGCTCTCTTGCGTAACATCTTAGCCGCTATAGAATCTTTCAATTTGTCCATTGCCTCATCATCACCAGTAACATAATAGACAAAGTTATGAAGATCTGTTGAATACATTCTAAATTTTTTGTAGTTAGACTTTTTAGTTTGTCTTGCGTACTGCGAAGCATATTGCCTGTATGTGCTAAACTGTGATAATAATTGTAGTATTAGAAGTGACAGATAGGTTCGTTCTGTACAATCAGTGTAGGTTAATATTCTTTGATTTTCTGAATCGCGAGTCATTCTTGCTTCGAATAAATCGTGTAGGAAATCTAAGTTATTAGTAGTTTGTTGGTTCTGCATCTGCTCCACCATACATTGATCTAAACAATGCACCCATGTCATCAGTCTGCAAAAACTTCGTTAGTGTTTCACTTTGTTGGATATCTTTTGTGAATTGACGTTTAAGGTCTGGCTTGATTTGAGGTGCTGTTAATAGCATTCTAATCATCTTAGCCTGATTGAAGTCCACCTTGTGCTTTTTACCATCGTCAGTGATTACAGTATCTAAGGGTCTGGGGTTTCCTCTGCTGTCTAGAATTTTACCCATTTGATTGAATATTGAATCCTGTTTGAATTCTTTGTCGAAACCTGCATTTGGATCATCTGCTGGATCTTGAAACTCTTTTTTGATAGGTGTTATAAATTCTTTTGCTCTCATTGTGTTCTCCTTATCTATTTATCGCTCTGTTGGCTTTGGTGAACCCAGAACGTCTAACCAACTTAATGTTGCCCTTAGGTGATTTTAAAACATATCCCTCGCCACCCGGCTGACCGTTTACAGTGGCATTTACGGCACCTTTGGATTTATCTAGTTGTTTTATTATGCTATCCTTGGCTACCATAATACCATTCACTATCTTCCACAATGCCATGAATGATTGGGTGTTTGCTTTGATGTAATTCATAATACGTGTCTTCTTAACTTCTGTGACTGCTGAACTCTGCAACCATTTAACAAAGTCACTGCCCAAGCCTTTCATGCCTCCGTCCACTTTGCTGTTTAGATATGTGTACAGCAAATTAGGAAAGTCAGCAAGTTTCATACCTGCCAAAGCATTTCTATCTAGCAATTTGTCTACGCCGGATGAACTCTGTTGTATCATACCTTTCAATTGATTGACTGCACTCACATCAACTGGTTCACTTTTGTTTACGGTTGTGGGCGGTATTGCCAACACATCATTTCCTTGTATCATATTCAAATCTTTTACAGGCATGGTTCTACCTTTTTCACTCATCATGTAGTGGACAACGACACCTGCTCTACTTGTACCTATTCTTTTACCCAAGTCTGTTTCGGCAGGCACTTGGTAATTTACAACATTAGGTTGGAAAACATAACTATTGCCAACCTTCTTAGGAGTGTTGAAGTACAACATATCTCCCACAAAGTAACCTTGAAATGTTTCCGGCACTGCGTTTTGAAATAATTCAAACACACTTTTCATTTTACCTGCATATTGTTTGTATGACTTCGCTTTGCTTTTATCTTTTGCTCTCTGCATAATTGCACCTTCGAGGTCTTCTGGATTAGTTGCTCTACCGTCATAACTTTTTGCCATAAAGCCGTGCTTGTCTGTGAATATAAATTCACCGTTTGGATTTCTTCCAAACACTATCGCTGGTGATCCGTCCCATTTGATTGTTAATGACTTGGTGCCCTTTGCAAGTTGTTCTAGTTGTTGCACCGCTCTCATGGCTCCTGCTGAACCTTCCCAAAAAATTAAATCTTCTGCATGGTGTATTCTTGCTGGACTTAATTCTTTAAGGATTAATCTTTTTTGATCAATGTTCTTAAATTCTAATATTCTCATATCTTAAGTTGGTTCATCATGTTTCTGAACCATTTAATTGGTCCTGAACTTTCAGGTAGGGCCTTGCCTATTTTTGCAAATGAATCTTTAACATCTGCAATAAGTTTGTCGTAATCTGATCTTGGTTTTATTTTTGCGTGTATTGTTTCTACACTATTCAAATCATTTTTTGTTGCACCTTTGCCTAACAATAATTCTGCTATCTTGTTTGGATCTTTAGTTAAAGGTTCATTGGTTTCTCTGTTCAACAATCCTGCCTTGTGACTCCATTTATATCCTTGTGGTTTTGCAATACTGGCTATCATCACGTGTCTATCAGATCCTTTGTATTCGCTACCTACTTCTCCACCTTGTAGGCTCCACTTCATCCAGTCAGGATCACCAAACATCAAATCTGTTTGAACATATCCGTTGTTGGCACTACCTTTTATAGGAGTTTTGAAATGAACACTTATACCACTCTTTTTTACCCATTGCTTTGGATCCTGTTTGTTCTTAATTGCCCACTGGGTAAGTTTGTCGGCAAGTTCGTCTTTTGTAACTTTGCCTTGGTCCACAGCAACATCTATGTCTCCGCTTGTAGGAGCGATGCCTGTTGTTCCTAAAGTGTGTGCTGATAATTCTAAACCTGTTACTTGTTCGAGCCATGCCAGTGTAGGAGCGACATCAGCCTTGTTAATCCGTCTAGTTGCTATCTGTCCGTTAGGATCTTTGAATATGTTACCACCCTCATTCAGTATCATTTTGCTTTCCTTCAATTATCTTCTTGATGCCCATTCTAAACTTTTTCGTATCTTGGTTCCTAATTGAGTTAAGAAAACGTCTTTCTAGTTCCTGTGCTTGTTCTGGTGGATAATTTTCTGTGATTGTTTGTAGTAAATTGATCGCACTCTCAATGATATTGCTACCGGTAGTTTCAATAAAGGCTTCTGTGTCCTTTATCCTACCTATGTTCCTCAGTTCATCTAATATACTTCTAGTGCGTTTTTTCATAGTTTATACCATTATTTTACTATTTACCGTATGACGAGTCTTTATTAAGTAGGATTTCATTGGTGTAAACTAGCATAGCACACCTTCTAATTGCTGTCAATAGCAGATTCATTAACTAAATACTTTATATGAACAAGATGACAGCCAAAATACACACTTC